GCTTCACCAAATGCTTTTTCAGCGTCTGTATTTCCGTATTTACCTCCTGTTAGAGATTTTAATTGAACTACTAAAAACGTATTAGCAGCTAAAACACCTGTTATTTTAATAGTGTTATTAGTAACAGTATAAGCTGAGGTATATTCTGTCCAACTACTAGGAGTACCAGTAGCACTAGTATATATTTTAAAATTATTTAAAGCATAATCAGCTGTAGTAGGATCCCAATTACCTAAATATAAATCTGTATCAAAGGTGGTAACAAAGGTTTGATTAGGAAGAGCTGAATCAGTACTTCTAAAATCCTGTGAACCTGCGTAATATTGCTGCGCTGTTTCTTTTATTAACCCGTCATTAGGCGGTTTTATTATACTTGCCATAATTTATTATTGTTTTTCATTTATTTCATTAGCTGCTAATTCTCGTGAAGCTGCTTCAACCACCATTGGATCTTTTATTGTTACTCCTGCATATTTTAATACTTCTAATATTACAGTACTTTGTTCTGATATATCTAATTCAAAATCTACAGAACTAGTAGAATCGTAAACATAATAACCTGTTGCTGAAGAAAAATTCCAAACAACATCATTAGGTTTTCTTAAATACGACATAGTAATATCAGAAACTATATTTTGTGGATATATTATTATATTTCCATTTTCATACAAATAAACTGGAAAATATGTAGAAGGTTTAGTTATAGTTGACATGTTCATTTGAGCTAATTCATTTCTTTGAATTGCTTGTACTTCTTTATCTGTTTTATATAAAACTGTTCCTAATTTATAAAAATTTTCTGGATACAAAGTTACAACTAAAGTAGAACCTGCCGCAATAGCTCCTGTGGTTAAATTAAATATTCCACCAGTAATATTATAATTAGCATAATCTACGCTATTTAGTTTTACTACTACTGTACTTGTTTCTACTTGTGCTTGTGTTATAGTTGTGAGAGTATAAGCCGTTTGGCCATTAACGGTAGCAAAGGTTTGTGTACCGCTGGCAACTCCTGAAGTTGTTGGAGTTGTAAAATAATCTTCGCTGCTAGCTACAGCTGTATAAGTTCCTGTACCTAATACTTTAAATATATCTAGTTTTTCTTGAACTGTTTTGTATCTGTCTCCATATTCACTTTCGTTTTGAGGAAGACGCATTTGTTGATTTAACGTTTCAAAATAGCTTTCAAATATTTCTAATTGAACTTGAGTAGCAATTTTATTAAACTCATCTGGAGTTAAATAACCTCTTTGTTCTTTATTTATTATTAATAAGACTGTTTTGTAAACCTTATCTACGTTTATAGCCATTTATATTTTTTTAAAATTATAGTATGGGGTCCGAAGACCCCTACTATATTATTATAATTACAGGTATTTATAGTTTTTTATCTATAGATCTGTAAATTTCCACTCCTTCGTCGGTCTTAAAAAATGCCGCCATTGCTGAGTATGGATTTTCATCAAAAGGTACAGTCATAAGTTTTCTACCATTAGAACCCCATGTGAATGATCTTTGATCTTGAGATAGCTTTATAATACCCAATTCAGTTGCTCTAATAGCAACGTTTCTCAATTGAACATTTTCATCTTTAACTAATTCAATAAACACATATGGATTAGATCTAGCGTAAATTAGTAAATCTCTTCTTAATTCTTTAGAAGACATCCCATTTACTCTTGATCCTATTTCTACACGTAGTATTGCTTCAGCCATATCTATACCAATTTCTCTAGCTAAATTCAAAGCAGTTACTTGCATATCAAGTACTTCTAATTCATCTGTTGCTTCTTCAACCGCATCAAATTCTGTATAAAGATTTTTTCTCAACGGGTGATAAAGAGACAATAATTTTTGTAAATTTTGTTTTTCTTTAGGCACCGCTAATACTCCATCTTTAAAAATAATATGACCTAATGTTGCTTCACCGCTTTGTTCATCTACAAAAGGAGAATCGTGATTAGTAGCATATCTAAGTTCTCTTTGTTTACCATTCTTTTCATCAAAATACAATAAAGCATGTTTTCTAGTATGTTTAGATGGTATTGTATATGTTAAAGGAGACTTATTATCTTGAAGAAAATATCTTCTATCTTTTATTTCCCATTTAGGAGCTTGAGGTTTTTTAACCTCTATTTCTTTTTTTACTTGTACTGGTTTTTCAACCACTACATCTTTTTCTTTTTTTGACATAATATAATATAATTAAATAGTTAAAGGTATATGGGCGCCGAAGCGCCCTTACCTTATAAATCAACTACAAACCTTTGAATAATACAAAGTTGTTAGCTGCTTGAGTTACTAGACATCTTTCTGATAAGAAGTTAACTTCCATAGCATCAAGAGTAGAAGTGTAAGCACCGCCAACAGAACCTGTTAACCATGATTTCATTCTTCTATCATCAGCTTGAGAAGCTCTATATCTTACATGTAAGAAAGGTCTTCTGATGTTTGTTCCAAGAATTTGGTCATAAACAGTAGAAGTTCCTGCAGGTACTAATACACCTTCAATTGAACTAATACCGTCCATAGCACCTCTTGTAGAAGCATCATTTAAGTATTTCCAGTCAGTTTTATAGAAGTCATAAGAACCTCTTCTAAAACCAGAGAAACCTAAATTCAACGCCATTTCTTCAGAATTTTCAAATAAACCGAATGCAGTACCGCCAGCATAACCACCTGAGATTTGCGAAAGCATATCATCAAAGTCAAGAGCAGTTTGTCTTTGTAAGAAAAGCATGTTTTCTTCAATAGCACCCTGAGTATCTAAATTTTTAAGAATAGCATCAAATGAATCAATACCAGCAGCAGCAGTAAACCCAGTGTTTACATTACCTCTATCAGCGATAGCAGCAAATAAACCTTGTGTACCAGCAGTAAGCGCTTTAATAGCATTACCACCGTTTTTAGATAATTCACCTTCAACCATTGCCATTTCTAAATAGTCTTCAAATCTCAATCTTGTTTCAGACTCAGCTTTTAGATACCATAAGTATCCTGAAGTACCATCTTCTGTAGCAACTTCTACCCAACCGATTTGTGCAGTATCAGAACCAGATACAACGTATTTGCTTCTAATAATGATTGGTGAGTTAGAATATTGTTGAAAAGAAGGATCAACGCTAATATATTGATCGCCAGTTACAGCACCTGCTAAGTCTGGAGCATTACTTACAGACTGACCTTTTTGTACGTCAGAACCGTAAACAAAAATCTTACCAGTTGCAGCAAATCCTTGTAAATCAGCGGCTGTGTAAGGAAGAACGTTTAATACACCTGAAGAAGTATTACTTTCAACTACATAAGCTTTGATTTCTTTACCAGCATCATCCATGATAACTATAGTACTCTTAGGAGATACTACGTTTTTTACTGTAGCCGTTACACTAATTGTAACAGTATTTACATTTGCATTGTTTCCGATAGCAACGCCATCATATGCAATATGTAATCTGTTTTGCTCAGACCAAATAACCTGATCAGACGTCATAGGCATTTCTGCACCTACCATTCTCAAGAATCCAGATAAAGTTCTATTACCATATCTTTCAACTTCTTGTTCATAAACTTCTGGCAAATATTGTTGCGCGAAGTCTGCGAATGTTGCAGCTGTACCTGAATCAGTCCACTGTAAATAGTTACTGTTAAGTAACTCTTGTTTTTGTGATGGGACAATAGACCCAAATTGTGGAGTTAAACTCATTTTAAATTGTTTTAATTGTTAAATTTCCGTTTTTTTATTCTTAGTTTTGAAGCATCAGCACCACTTATGGCTTTAATTTTAATACCACCAACAAAAACATCTCCTGAAGCTTCTTTTCTAGGTTCAGTACTTAAGTTTTTAGTTTTAGCAACTAAATCTTTTGTAGCATCCGCTTTTCCTTGCTCATAAAAATGTTTAGCAATAGTATCAGAATTTCTAGCAGCATACATGGCCTTATGATATCCCTGTGGATCAACTAATAGTCCCTTTTCATCTAAGAACGTCTCGACAAAAGGAGTTATATCTGTTTGTTTTTCCACTATTTCGTTAGGATTTCTTACTCCGTATCTAAATTTTTTATCACCTACTTTAAAATCAAAACCTTTGAATTCATCAGTAAAAGTATCTTTAGTTACCTTTTGAAAAACCTCTCTTTGCTTAGATAGTGTTTTCTGATCTTCATTGTATCGATTGAAAAAATCCATAGCATTTTTTTGATCTTTACTTACGTTGGGTCTCAACTTGATTTCATCGTAATATTTATCTTTAAGATCGTTTAAATAACTTTTGGCTTTTCCAACCTCTTCTTTATACGCGAGTTTCTTCTTTTTCATCTCGCGATCTCCGTCTACATTTTCATCTACTTTAAAATTATCTTCTAATAAAAAGTTAACTTCATCATAAGTTAAATGTGGACGAGTATTTTTGTAATATTCTCTTAATAACGCTTCATTATCAATATTTTCATAATTAGCGTTTAATCTTACATAATCTTCTACCGTTCCTCCAGTTTCTTCCATAAATGAAACAAGTTTATCTACATTTTCAGGTAGTTGTTTCACAGGTGGTTGTACTTGTTGTACTTCTTCTTTTACCTTCTTTTCTTCCTTTTTCTTTTCTTCAGCTTTTTTATCTGCTTCAGTTACTGGTATTTCTTCAATAACATTCTCAGTGGTCCCTTCGTGTGTTTGTCCCACTTCTTGCAATCCCATCTCGGATCCTTTTTCGCGTAACACGCTTTCCTCTGTTTTTTGTTCTTGAATGGCATCTTTATTTTCTTTTTTAGTTAAATCTATTTTTATTGGTTCAGAAGCTTTTTTTACTGCTTCCATATCAATTTTGATTGATTCTTCTGGAGCTGTTAATTTTTTAGGTGTTTTTCTCTTTTTTAATTTAAAGTCACCTTCTTGTTTAACAGGCTCATTTGTTTTTGTGTTTTCTGACATAATATAATATAATTAAATAATTAATAAATAGTTTAACGTGGTTCAAATTGTTCTAATCCAAATCCACCTAATGAATCAAAACCTGCGGATTCAAAATCAGTTGGTAAAGAATTGTTCTTTCTTTGTTGTATTAACTGAGATTCTTGAGTTCCTTGCATTTTAATTCTCTTATCTTTTCTGTTTTCTATTTCTCCTTCTTTTTTAGTTTCTGCTCCAGCTTTTATTTCAGCTAATCGCATATTATAACCAAACTCCTCAGCCATTAATTCTTTCTTAATGGTAGCTTCTGTTTGCATCCGTTGAATTTCCATTTGAGATTTAGCTTGCTCTATTTGAACTTCTGTTTCAGCTAAAGCTTGTTGTTTTTGCATCTCTGCTAAAGTAGCTTGTTCAGCTGCTTTGGCATTAGCTTGAGCTTGAAGTTGAATGTTTTGCTCTTGTTGAGCTTGATCTTTTTCTAATTTTTCCTTACGTTTTTGTTTTAATAATTGATTAGCAAGTTTTAAATTTTTAACTTGTCTTATATCAATAGCATCATCTAAATCAATACCTCCTGAAGCTAATGCTACTTGAATATTTTGTTCAAGCATCATTTTCTGTTCTTCATCCGGTTCTAATTCTAAAAATATACCAAAATCTTGTAGGTTTTTATCTTGCAATTCTTCTAATGTTCCTGAGTTATATGCGGAAATTGAATCCATTAAAGCAGCCCTAGTTAAAGGGTACTGTAATACATCTGCAATTCTTAATGAAATATTTTCACATATTCTCAATGTTACATATAAACCAGCTTTCATTATATGTCTTAGTGCTGTATTAGAGTTAGCCGCTGCTATTTTTTGTAATCCTACTAAAGCTTTAACATCTGGGGTACTAGCATCTGTGGCTTCATTTAATCCGGTCACATCTCTTATCATTTGTAAATAATATTGATATGTTTGAATTAAACTAGCTATTTTTTGTCCTCCTGAAGATGTTTGTAGTTCTTGAATAGGAACTTTACCTCTATTTATATCTCCTTCTTGAGTCATAGATCTACCTACAATACTACCAGTTTGGAAGTACATATTCAATGCCTCTGCTGGATTATAATTTGTTCCATTACCTAGATCAACTTCTGCTAAACCATCTACATCTACAAAAACTCCATCAGGTACCATGCGAGATAATACTTGTTGCAACTTTAAATGGGTTAACTGAATCATGTCTGCAAATCCAGTTATACGACTAACAGTTGATTCAATCATACCTTTATATATATGAGGAGCACATATACAATAATTCATATTAACCCTACTAATATTAGAATTAGGTCGTGTCATGTTTTCTGACATTTTCCATTCTAACATCATTTCATGGCCTAGTATTTTAGCACCAGTATATAAAACCTCTATAGCTCTTCCTACTCTTTCAAAATTATCACTTTCAGGTGGATTAAACGTGTCTGGTTTTTCTAAAGCTTTCTCTAGTCCTTGTTCTGTTTGTTTTATTTTAAACACTTGATTACTATACGTTTTATATTCAAAATATAAAACTTGTACTTGGTTATAAGAATCTTGTTGAGCATAAAAATTTCTAGTATAATTAGCATTTCCAGGAAATTTTTGTATTTTTTCTAATTCCTCATCACTTAACCATGGAAATTGTTTTTTAACCTCTACTAAACTTAAAGATTTAACTTCACCTACATAGTATATATCTTCAAAATTTGGATCTTCTGTGTAAGAATATACTAAATTAGCAGGATCTACATAATCTACATCTATACCATTAGCTAAATTAAAGTTTGTTTTAACAGCTCCAATTCCAATTATGGTTAAATCTTGCATCATTCTTTTTTTAACCAACTCATATTTATTAGCTTGCAAAACACTATCAATAGCTTCTTCTTCTGCTATTTCTATAGATTGTTTATAACTAAGCTGCATATGTAAGTCTAAATCTTCTTGAGTTTCAGGTATATTATTAGGATCAGCTGAATTAAATAAATCCATACCTGTGGCTTCTTGCGTAGCTTTTATCATTTCTTTTGCATACATATCCCGCATAATAGCATCAGCATATTTTGTTCTTTCTTTTAAAGAATCTGGATCTTGAGCAAAAGCTTTTATGTCAAAAATTCTTTGAGACATTCCATTAACTATTATATCAACAAATTTAGGTATAATAGGTACTGGTTTCCAATCTAAATTTAAATATGATAAATCTCCATTAACAGCCAGTTCGTCTTTATATTTTTGAACAGGTTGTTCACCACGAGCATATAATCTCAGTCTATGAAAATTTAACCAACTATTTTGATATCTATTTCCCATACCCCCTCTATCTCCAGAAAACCACTCTCCTTCGATGGCTCTACCTACTGCATAACCATATTCCATTGTTTGCTTTTCCGCGTCTGGTACTACCTGACTGGGA